GATTGAGGGACCGCCTTGCGGTGACCCCATCATATCCTGTGCGAAACTCAAGACCGCATCGTTCAAATGCTTCTTCTATGTATTCCGCAACATCTGGTTCAAAATCTCTAGATCCTGACGTAGCCATTTATCATCCCTTATGAGAAGAACGTAGTCATTGCTGTCAAGTCAGTCACAGCCGTGAAAGTTACATATCCTCCGCCCTTAAACAAAAGACCGTCATCTGGAATATCAGGATAAGAGTTAGTACTTGCTCCAGCAACCGTTGCAAATTGCATAACAATAGTTCCTGTAGCAGAACCTTCTCTAAACTTTAGCGTTGCCGCACCACTTCCGTTAACTACATAAATACCACGCAGACGGCATCGTGATGCTGATATAACACCAGCAATGCTTGTTCCAGAACCTGCGCTTACATTACCTGCAGAAGAACCAGAAGTAGCTATCTGAGTAACTGTCTGGAAAAAGCTACTACCTGTAGCTGTACCTGTATTAGCACCTGTTATAACTTCAGTTATAGCAGTTCCGCTTTCATCTGTACCAGTAACAGTAAAAGTAATCCCAGAGTCATTTCCTGCAGATAGAATGGTGACGTTCCTAGGTGAATCCATCGTAACAGATCCTCCCGAAGCTAAAGCACCGCCAATGGTTAAATTAGCGGCTCCACTAATACTAGCAGCAGTCGAAATACCATCTGGGTCTGCGGCAGCAGCAGTTATAAAGCTGGACGTTACGTCACTACCTGTACTTTTAAAAGCCATAGTAGTTTACCTCTCTATCGTTCAACTGCCGCTAGAATGTAGTCAATTGTCATTGTCTTTGCTGCCGCTGCTCCATTCTGTATACCAAAGCTGATAGTAAGGTCTTCATCATCAGTGGCATTTGTTAGAGTGGTTTGAGTTGCAACTTGAACATCATTAATAAATATTTCAAACGCACCGCCACCGGAGGATGCAGATCCGCCAGTTGGGTTGTAATGAAATGATGCTGTGACAAACGTATCATCCGATATGGTAGCAACAGAGCTATTAGTGGTTGCTGAATTATCTTTCTCAATCAGAAAGTCCATGGTTGCAGCACCATCAGATTTTAAGAAGAAAAATCCATCTGTTGTATCAAGAGGTGTGGTATCAGTAATACCAAGGCCCATGACAAAATCAGATTCAGTTGCATCGCTTACTTTAAAACGTGCTTTAAAAAACATGTTTTTAGTTGCAACGTACTTGAAAGCCTCTCCTTTTAATTGAAGGAAGTCTAAATCGTTATCAGCGTCATCGTTAGTAATTAAAAGCCAACCGCCAGGACCGCTTGTAAGTGCTTCACTAGCGTTACCGCTTCCAGCTTCAGTGGTGGTAATCGTCCACTCATCAGCATGATAAGTAAGAAAATCATTAAAGTAAGTAACATACTTAGTAGGATCTAAGTATGGGAATTGAAATAAAGGGTTTCCGGGTACTTGGTTAGAAACACCAGTTCTAAAATGTGTAGGCATAACAGTTCCTCCTAGAACCAACGCAATGCGTCATTATACACGATTAACAAAAGGTGGCCTTTCAGCCACCTTCCATTGTTTCACATGAAACTTATTAAGCTCCTTGAGATCCAAACACACAACGAGGGTTGCTGAATCCGAATGAGTAACGCTCTCTAGCCTTGTAGCGAACATTACCAGTGTCGAAGTCACCTTCCATCGAGGTGGTGATTGGGGTTCTTTCAAAGTGCTTAAACCCATCAGGGCAGTCAGTCAGGATAAAGAATGCATCGGTATCCGTCAGGAAGTGGTTGACTGCATAGCCTTCTGGCAAGAGTCCCATATTCCTGATTGCGTTGATGTCGTTATCTGCTGTTCCCACTCTTCCGGGAGTTTCAAGCAGTCTGTCAGCAACAAACTGAAGTTGTGGCGGAACAATTAACTTAGTTCCTTTCATAGCTAGAATCATGTTTCTATCGTCAACAAAAGTTGAGATATTGATTAAAGCGTTTTCCAATGACGTTTCGTTAAGATCCGCCATGGTGGTAGCTCTGTTAGCCAGGGTTCCACCGTTAGCAAGGGGGTGATCTGTGGCAATCAATGATTTGCCGTCACCGCCTGCAAAGCTTGAGCTAAACGCATTATTCAATACGTTAGCAGCTTTAACCTGCTTGGTGTGTGCCATGCTTCTTGCAAGAGCCTTTGTATAACGAGCGCCAAGCCTGTCATAAAGGTTGTCTTCTACCGCTTCCTCAGTTAAAGAAAACGCAAGAGCTACTGTTTCGTGAGTGTAACGAGCCGTGAAACCTTCACTCGCGCTGTCGAATTCAACGCCTTGGCCTTCTTCTTTAACAGAAGCATTGCCAAAGCCAACGATCAGCACTTCTTCTTCAAACGCTCTGTCTGAAGATTCGGTATCAAAGATCTCAGCATGTTCGTTTTCATAACGATCATACTCCATGCCAAATAAGGCATTAAGACCGGGCTCAAGTTCTTTCGCTAGTTGTGCGCGTGAAATTGCCATCTATTCAGCCTCCTATTACGCTAAACCAACTTGCTTCTGGCCAAACAGATGGTTCTGTATGGTAACAAGCACGTTAGTATTGGCTGTACTTACATCTGAATTTTCAGGATCACCTGAAATATCCAGGGCTTTTATTGGCAATGTCGCTGTTGTAGCTCCGGTAGAGACATCAAGCTCTACATAAGAAATACCGCTTGCGGTGCTTCCTGTTCCAGTGTTGTCAACAATATCGAAATTACCAAACAAGTCAGCAACAGGAAAAGCTGCATCAGATTGTATCTCAAACACATCCATAGGACTGTCGTAGATAAAAGCTACTGCATCAGTGGCCGCGTTTCCGGGCCAGTAATTGCTCCATGTAGGCTTACTTGTGGTTGGATCAGTATAAAAACATCCGTTAAATACGCCTAAGATGATATCGCTTGTGGCGCTACCACCATCTGCTCTAGCGATCCTAGTAACAATACCAGCAGTACCTTGAGTGACAATGTCACCCTGATATATGTTGGTAGTGTTAGTTGCATCAGCAGTCGTTATTCGATAACGAGACTGACCTGAAGAGTTGTAATTACCCTGCAGGTTACGCACATAACGGAGTCCAAAAGGCGCATCTTGATTTGCCATTCTTCATTCTCCTATAACACAATCAAAAATTAATCGTTTTTACCAGAAGCACCGAATGTTACTTTACTTTTGCGCTCGTTGGAAATAGGCATACGAGGATCGTTTTCACGCATTAAGTTATTATCGACAGCATTCATCTGATTTTCAGTCTGCTGTTCGTAATAAGCGTTTCTCTCCTCTGCCGTTTCCTCCGGTATCTTGGCAAGAATCAGACCACCAACACCTACGACTCCAGCGTGTTTTCCTTCTTCAATTGTAGGCAAATCGTAGCCTTCAACTTCAGAGGGATGCACAGGCTCATAACCTTCCTGAAATCTTTTGTGTACATTGGTCTTGTCATCCTCATTTCTAATATGAGTTCTTACCCACCGATAACGCATTCCAGGCGGTGGCTCTGGTGTTTCCAAGGCTTGAGGCGGCTTCCAAGGTTGCCGTGCCGTTTTTGTACTCCTAGAGCTTTGACTTCTAGGGGCTCTGTTCGATCCAGCTTTCTTTTCTGTCATGATGCCTCTAACCTCATTTTTTGTTTTGCGTATTCCTTGAACGGCACACCCAGCTTCTTGGCTAACGCCTGTTCGCTAGGGGTCAGTTCAACCCTACGATCTTTTTGACTGCGTCCATTTCCTGTTGTGCGCGTACCGGAAACTACGGTTTGGACGGGTTTTCCGCTGTTTCCTGCGTTGCTTGACGCTTGGAACCTGTTTGGAAGTTCTTCGCGTAATTTATTGTCAAGTTGAGAATAGTATTCATCAGACTCTAAGTCAATGCCAGTTTGTGCTAAGTCTTGATGTATTGACATCGCAACATTAGTCATTATCTTATCGACACCAAACCATTCGTTCTTCTGCGCCCAGCTTTGTGCTTTCTGAGATGGTTCTGCGTATTGCGGTTGGGCTGGTGATTGAGAATATTTTGGTTCTTGATAATTTGGAAACTCTTCTCTTACTTTATTTTCTGCTTGATTATATGACTCAAGCTCTTGTTCATACTTTTCAAGATCTCTTTTGTATTGATTTAAAGATCCTCTGTCTGCTTCTGCTCTAGCTAACTGCTGTTGAGCTTCAACCATTAGATCTTGATTGCCTGACTCATATGCAGTTTTAAGAGCTACCTTCGCTGCATCAACTTGTGCATCAACCCTGCCTTCAAACTCATTGCTGTAATTCTTTGATATAGCAAGGTTTTCTTTAGCAGTGGTTTGATTGCTTAATTGAATTTGAGTAGAAAGTTTTTTGTTTTCTTCCTGCAATTGTTTAGCAAATTGAAGTGCTTGAAGTTCTTTGCGTTGAAATTCTTTAGCCTGTTTAACCGCTTGGTTTATTCGGCCTTGAGCTTTCTTAGCTTCTTTCTCAACTTCAGAAAGTTCTACATCATCTTCGCCAAGCGCACCTTCTTCAAAGTCATTTTTAACTTTGTCATCTGTGATTGGCGAAACGTCTTTTAAATCATCTTCGTCTAAATCAATAAAAGTAGAACCTTCTTGAATCTCATCAACTGATTCTCTTTTATGTTCTGGGATTGCTGCTTTTTGAATGTTATCGTCATTCAAGTTAGATAGTGCTTCACTTAAAGTTTCTTGCTCTGACATAATTTACCTCACAACGCTTTAATATCATCGGGATCTAGGATAGTGCCAATCACTTCATCATCATTGATGATTCGTACTTCAGCATCATCTTCTAGAGAAAAACGAGCGCCAGCATATCTGCCGATTAGCACCCAGTCACCTTTTTTGCACCAAGGGACACAAGCAAATTTGCTTTCATCCTGATAGGCAAGAGGTCCGACTTTAAGCACATAAGCGACTACAGTAGCTAGGCTTTCACGATCAGTTGTCTGTTTGGTTAACAGAATCCCTGCATCTGTTTTTCCTTTCCCTTTGTAAGGTAATACAAGTAAACGCCATCCCACAGGGTTTGGCATTCTTTCAATCAGAGATTTATCAAGAACAGTTGGGTCCAAGATCTTACTCTCTTCTGGTACATATGCGTCCGTTAAGGACGGTTTTGCGACAGTATCTGTTGCCAGATCACTCATCGAAGTCTCCTTCACTTTGCAGCGCTTTCTTTAG